TTGAATAAAGACTTGGATGGGACGGGCTTGTTGAAGTTTGTTCGGAATGGTCGCATAGGTAGAAACACTGATACGTGTAATGGTGAGGTCAGCCTGTGTAGATGCTGTATTTGCACCTGTTCTAATAACATGCTCCAGAAGGTCTATGGTGTCCAGTGGTAAGGCATATGTGTTTAAACCCGGAGTTAAGGTGATAAAGCCTTGCTCTATCGTCCACATATTGATGCCACGGTTCTGCCACTCGATGGTCATGAGATTCATAGACCGCCGGGCGGTCTTGAGGTCATAACCAGAACGCATCTCTCGGCCAGCACGTTCCCAAGCTTCCTCGGCAATCTCCGTGAAGTCCATATTGAAAAGTGTTGAGCCGGTAGTGGTCATCTAAAGCCTGCCGTTTTCTTTGCAATATTTTTAGGTTGAGCTACAAACTGTTTACCAGAGGCTTTACCAGCTCTCTTGGCTTTGGTTGTAGCTGCGTATTCTGCTGAGGTTAAAGACTTAATGGCTTTTTCAGGCAAATATCTCTCACCCGTCTTGCTTGACGGTTTACCAGACTTGGTGCGCCATTTCTGGTCGCCCCAGTCTTTAAGAGATTTCTGAGGAGCTTTCAATCTCTGTAGCCTCCGCCTGCTTTTTTATAGCGCTGTGCCACCATTTGTGCTTTTCTCGCGCTCCATTGCCCAGCGCCAGTGCCTGCTGTGGCTTCTGCTTTTACAGCGTTAAAGATTCTTTTACGTAGTTCTGGCTTGGTGTAGTTGCCTGCGGCGTTAACCGTAGACTTACCGCCCGCAGCAAATTTAGCAGTTTTTGCAGCCGCCGCAAAATCACCCTTCTTGGGTGCACCAGCCGAGCCTGCACTGCGCATCTTCTCACCAGAGCCAGAAGCTATACGTTTTTTCTTGGCGGCGATGTTGGCATACAAACCACCAGCGGCTTTGACTACACCGCCTTCTTTGTATTGAGTAAAGTCAGTGTCGTCCCGCCGGGCTTTCTTCTTGCCTTTTGGCATTTTATTGGGGAGCATGGCTCCCATACCGCGACTGGACATCATAGTTACACCATCTTTCCGCGAGTTTTGCCTTTAGTGACACAGCCATCAGCTCGTTTAGAAGCAGAGCTGACTTTGCCGCCTTTTGCATAGCCCATAGACTTGATCTTTGCACGATCTTTAGCGTCTTTAGCATCTTGGATGGACTCTTGCATTGCGTCAAAGTTAGCAGGCTTGGCAATGCCACGAGACTCACGCTTCATTTCAGCGTCAGATGTACGTTTAGCATCAGCGGCCTTTTCACGTTGGGCAGCATTGCGGTCACCCTCTCCAATTCGGCTGGAAACTAAAACAGCACCGGCTGGAATACCCATGCCCATGGCAATATTGCTCATGGTATTGTCAGCTTTTTTACCAGTGTATTGTGGGATGTTGTATCCACCCCCACCACCAGAATCTGGTTTATCGTTAAGTCTACGTCGCATGTTAGTTCCTTAGCAGATCTTGCCACGGGTCTTGCCTTTAGTGGCAATACCGTCAGCACGTCTAGACGCAGATGAAACCATGCCACCGGAGGCATACTTTTTAACTGCACCGCCGCGTTTCTTGGCGGTGACATCGGTAACATCGTCGCCTTTCTTTTTAGTAAAACTGCTTTTCTTAAGCTTGTCGTAAGCTGCTTCTGCAGTTTTGCTTACACGTCCTGCGGTTTTAGATGGCGATGTAACCAATTCTCTACCAGCACTAGCGGCTTTTTTGCCACCCTTAAACATCTTATACAGTCCAGCCAAACCTACTCCACCCGCACCAGTGGCAAGCAATGCATTTTCAATGTTACGACTGGTTTCAGAAGAATCAATCTTTTCGCCTTTAGGAGCTTTGACAGACTGGCCGGGTATCTTAGATGCTGCAGATCTTTCTTCCTCACGAGGGCCAAAGTGCGTAGCAATAGGGGGACTTGTGCCAGCATCACTACGCATACCGCGCATTGGGCCTGCGTATGTAGATGGCTTATTGGCTAAGTCGCTACGGTTAGCGCCTGTATCTCGCAAACGTGGCACAGCAGGGGCTACAGGCTTAGACGCAGCAGGTTTAACTGGAGTGGTCACAATTGGTTTTGTGCGGGGGCCAGCATAGTCTTCTGCTACGCTTGCATCGCCAGATGGCTGGCGTTTACCTTGCTCCATACCAGCAGCAAAAATTGGATTTGGCTGAGGTGGAATACGAGGAACAGGATTAGGACGAACTTCTTCAGCGGCAGGAGTCGCACGACCACGGCCAGCACCAAAGCGGTTGTACGCCTCTGTACCGGGTTCATCTATGTTACCCATGCGGATACGCTCAAAGAAACCTACCGGCTCTTCTTTGTTGGAAATATCCAGACCACGCTGCTTGTCAGCAGCAACATCTCCGCCCTCTTGATAGCGTTTAAACTTCTTCATTTGTTTTTTCATGATAGTTCCTTAGCGGGCCATGCCGCCTTTTTTAAACACCTTGCCTATGGTCTTGCCTTGTGTGGCAATGCCATCTGCGCGTTTAGATGCTGAACCGCCAGAGGACATCATCTTGGCCATACCGCCAGATTTAAGACCTGCATGGGCTTTTGATGCAGGTTTCGCTGCATGTGCTTTTAAAGCTTTAGGCATACCGCCTGAAGCCATCATTTTGGACATTCCACCGGAGGCCATCATCTTAGACATCCCGCCGCCTGCCATCTTGCCCACGCCATCGTTTGCAAAAGACGGAACCATTTTGCCGTCTTTGCCTTTAACCATAGGCATACCGCCACTGGCCATCATCTTTGGTTTCATAGCGCCACCGCTAGACATCATTTTAGATTTCATGCCGCCACCAGCCATCATTTTTGCTTTCATCATTTGTCTTGCTCCTGATAAAGATTGTTAAAGGTTTCCGTCATATCCATGTAAGAGTCATCCTGCTCTGCACAATGAATCCATTGATTGGGCCTAAAATCAGGCGCACCCTGTCCTGTTTGCCAATAGGCTGGACTCGTTACACGGACTCGATTGTTGGGCAATGCCACAACATTTCCAGTCCACTTACCTGCGTCAGTCAGTATCAATACATGACTTTGTTTGTGCTGTGATGGATCCTCAGATACATCGCTCTCTGCGTAGTCTACAGTGAACAGATACCTGCCGGTGTAAAACTCACCACCAATTTTGCACAACCAAGGCGAGGGCTTGGCTCGCTCCAAACTAATGATTGAATGGTTGTAAGAATTACAGTCCCAAGGCTGTGATAAATGATTGAGCATACGCTCAGGCCATTCCTTCAAAGGAATGTCTCCCACCAAAGCCGCAAGAGGCATCCTTGCCCACATTGCACCGCCGTGAACGTTTTCTTCACCCTCAAGGCCGGTAAAAATCATCTGAAAACTTAAACTACGATCTGGAATTGTTGTAACAGCAACGGCCAAGCCGTGAATGTATTCACCCTGATACTTCTGATGGGCGTTCGTAAACTCTTTACGAACCCAGCATTTGAAGTAAGGGATGTTACTTGTCAGATACATCACTTCCCCGCTGAAAGAAGCTGGTCAATTTTTGCTTCAAGCTTGTTAAAGCGTTGGTCAATGTGGTTAGTAATTTTGTCAATTTCTGCTTGAGTAACGTTATCACGGGCAACCTCCTCACGAGTTTTGTTCAACAGGATCGTGACACGAGCCAGCTCCCTGAACTTTTCATTCATCATGTAGCCTAACAGTCCTATTACTAAGGATAGAATGGCAGACCAAGCGGTGTTTAAATCTAGCACATCCGGCCTTTAGTTTTGCCGCGCTGGGCAATGCCATCGGCGCGTTTAGAGGCAGACACTTTGCCTCCACGCGAATAATCATCACTCATCCTAGGAGTTCTGTTGCTGCTACTTTGGCGCGGAGAACCAAAATCTAATCGACCTGTGATTTCCGGCTCTCGTTCTCTTTCTTTGTAATCTTTTGCAGAGCGTGAACCCGTAATCCGATCAAAAGTATATTTTTCTTTAGGTTTAGCGCCGCCAACGCCGCCGCTTGATGGTGAGGAAGAACCGCCACCGCCTCCACCACGGTTGGGATCGTATTCGTTAATACTGCGTTTCATAACAATTCCTTAACAGTTCCAAGCTCTCAGAGCTTTATTGATCCGAGAGTTTGGATCGTTGGCTGTCTTTGCACTGGTTAGCTTCTTTTTCATCCCGCCCATCCTCGCACAGAAAGAGTCTCGCCGGGAGCCGCCTTCTGGCTGGGGACGTTTCAAGTTCATACCTTGCGCTTTCGCAGAGGCTCGGCCTTTGGCGTTTAA